GTATTGAATGTATACTCATGATTAGAACCATAATTTACTACTGTTATCCCACTATTTAAGGTCAGTATAGGATATCTTTGACCAAGTATTGTTGCCATCATGTCTCCCTATTATTTATAGTAATATCATCAAATACACTCTAAAAAAAAGAGAGCAGCAAAAAGCCACTCTCTCCCCTCCTGGTATCTAATATTCTAACCAAAAGACATTAAGACCATCGTCTTTAGCCATTCGATATTGAGTATTAAATACATCAAAGCTAACAGTAAGATAAACAGACTTATTGTCTCTAAATGTCAGAGTTGTGCCTTGATTATTACCAGCTGTTCTTCCAGCCGTCCAATGGATCACATAATCCATATTAATAGCCATATGTTTAGATATAACAATCATATTGTATTACCCCTTGAATTAGTTTTAGTCATCAAAGAACCAAAAAAAGAAAGGCTAGTAGATAGCCTGTGAGTTACAATATAATACATAAGTATACCTACAGAGAGTTATGACCGTGTACACACCAATACGGAGCTTATTCGGCTACTTTATGTATCTATTAGTATTCATTGAATCACTATAACTCTGTTTTATGTTAATATTATAGTAAAGACACACAGTCTAATAAAAAAAGAGAGACTAACTTAGCCTCTCTCTTCTTCCCAACAAACAAATTACTTTACTTCGAACCATTCACCATCAATGGCTTGCTTCCAACCAGGAGGTCCACTAGGTGCTGCAGTAACAGTAGCATCCTTTTGAGGGGCATTACCTAATACCTTACCAAGGGCTCCTACTACATCCATAGGTTCTTCCACAGCAGTTCCAGTCTTCAAGAGCATAGATACCTGACCCATCTGTTCAATCAACTGTTCAGATAGCAAGTTATGAGCCTTAAGAATCTGGTTGTTACTTAGACCCCAGCGACTCAGCATCTTAGATTGGATGTTATGATCTATGTTCCTCTTCATGCCTTGTAAATTAGACAGCAACATAGTTACTAACAGTTTGATAGTTTCTTCTGTCATGTTCATTCCTTTCTATTTAATCAAATTATCTCAATTCAATTTTAACGTAATCGCTTTAGCGAAAACCCACTAATAGGGGGTACCATTGTGTCTGAAAGGACAAGCACTAAAATGGCACAATTTTTAAAACCTCTTGCATTGAATAAGTTTAGTTGGTATAACTTTAACCATGAAAAGGAGATACAATGTCTAAGCGAATATACCATTTAACCATTGAATATGACGCTGATACCGAAGAGGTCGAATATCTTGTAGAGACTGTAGAACAGCTCGAAGATGATGAAATACGGCTTGTAGAGATAGGAACTGTAGATATCAGTAAATACTTTAGTAAAGAGGTATTGAAAGAATTAGCTCAATGTTCTGAGATGGGAGAAGCTTAACTATCTATAGTATATAATATAACATCTGTCTAACCCTAAAAGGGTTAGAACATAGAGAATGATATTATATTATATATTATATATTATATCTAGATATATATATTATATTAACGCGCGTACGAGAAAATCAAAATAAAAAGGAGATAAAATGGGGTCATCACTAACAACTGCTACACTCACTGTCACAACAACCGAGGCAATCACCTTGAATACGGTAGACAGGGGGTCTTCTGCAGTCAAAGCTATATCAGGGATAGGTAACATACATCACACCTACCTTACTATTCCTGCTGACACAGAGACTATTATCTATGAAACACATGGGTCAACCATTAAAGGTTCTACATTCGACAGAGATTTTGTTAAATATGTTCGAATGACAAACAAGGATGGTGTAACTGGTCTAAATCTATTAATTTCCAATGGTAACCCTGATTGTGCCTGGTATGTACTGGGACCAGGAGAAAGTCTGTTACTATGGGATCATGCTAGCTCTTTTGATGCCGCAGCTGCAGATATTGCAGAGGGTGCCATGGCTTTAGCAGACATTGAAAAGGTAGAAGCCTCTGGAGAAGGTGCTGTTGTGGATATGGAGTTATATATCGCATGCAGTGTAGCGTAGATACTAAGGTAAGTTTTCTTATTGGGTTATGGATACTGGATAAGCTAGTTATGATCCTATTATTTCTAGCCTTTACTCCATGAACCCAGTATGGATAAGGAAGCCTGGCATGTCTTGGGAAGAAATGTATAACGATGCTTTATATACAATCGGCCTATTGAAGAAGGAAATAGATACTCTTCGGGCTATTGTTAGAGTGCAGTTACCAATTGTAGGGGAGGATGATGAGAACATACAAAGTATCGAATAAATTCCACAAGGTATACGAAAGTATGGAGGAATATAACGAACACCATCCAGAGATACCAGGGCCATATGTATCAACTAATTGGAAGGGGGCTCAGATAGGTGAATGGATATTAGCAGATGATGGGTGTGTTATCCAGATCCTGAGAAGGGGCGAGATGGTTGCTACCTGGGGAAAGAATAGAACGAGGCATTATGTGGGTACATGTACAGGAACTTTTATGTGTACTAAGAATGTGAAGATGGATACTTCTAAGAGAGAGAATGTGTGGAGTATATCTGGAAAGGATACAGAGAGAGTGATCTTTGATAGGAAGAATATGACTAAAAGGGAGCTTGTATTTGTTCAGTTTATTACAAGTGGTATATCCCTTCAACAGGCATACTTAAATGCATTTGATACAGATAATCCTAGGTATGCATTAGAACAATCAGCTAAATTAATTAAGACAGAGAGGGTTCAAAAGGCTATGAAAGAAGAATTAAAGCCAGTATTACAAGAATTAGGCATTGACGATAAGTCGGTCTTGGAAGGCATCAAGAAGGTTGCAGAGGGCAGTGAGAAAGATGAGACGAAACTAAAAGCATTATTTAAGTTATCTGACATCTTAGATCTCGAAGATAAGACCCAAACCAAAGTTACCCAGCTTAGTGGGGCTGTTTTCCAAGGATTCGCAGATAATGTCTTAGATGAAGTACAACGACCTAAAAAAATAGGAGAATAATATGCCATACGGTACAGGTACATATGGAAAGAAAAGAGGTAGACCACCTAAAAAGAAAAAGCCTAAAAAGAAATGATTAAGCTAATCGTACTTTCCGTACTGCTTAATACAGGAGAAATGCATGCCACTCTTCCAGATGATACGAAAATAGAAGCTAGAAGACGTGGTGGTAAGGGTGATAAGAAGCGTAGGCGTGGAGGTAATGGGCTTAGGTAATGGCAAATATTAATTTTCACAATGTTGGCAGAGAAGAAGAAGCATTAAGATTAGCATATACAGACCTTATAGCTTTTGGTAAACTATTCCTTCCCGATGACTTTACGCGATCCGAAACTCCATTCTTTCATTATGAGGTGACTGATGCGATTAATGATCCAGATGTAAGACAACTTGCTGTAATATTACCCCGTGGTCATGGTAAGACAGTATTAACGAAATGTGGTATTATGCATGACTTCTGCTTTACTAAGGAACCTTTGTTCTATGGATGGGTGGCTGCCTCAAGTAAAATTAGTGTTCCCAATTTAGATTATATTAAATATCACTTAGAGTATAATGATAAAGTGCAATATTACTTTGGTGATTTAAAAGGGAGGAAATGGACAGAGGATGATATCGAACTTAAAAATGGCTGCAAACTTATCAGTAAATCTAATCTTTCAGGTATTCGGGGTGGTGCTAAACTACATAAGAGATACGATCTTATTGTACTGGACGATTTTGAAGATGAGAATAATACCATTACCCCAGAGTCTCGTTCTAAAATTTCCAATCTTGTTACGGCTGTTGTTTTTCCTGCTCTTGAGCCCCATACTGGTCGTCTTAGGATCAATGGTACTCCTGTTCATTACGATGCCTTTATTACTAATATACTTAATGGAAGCATTAAGGCGAAGGCTCAGAACGAAGACTATAGTTGGAAAGTAATAACATATAAAGCAATACAGGATAACGGAACTCCTTTATGGCCATCATGGTTTGGTCATGAGGAGATGCTGAGGAAGAAAAAGTTTTACGCAGACTCTGGACAGCCACAGAAATTCTATCAAGAATATATGATGGAAGTTCAGAGTGAAGAAGATGCAATATTTACTAGAGAACATATTAAATACTGGAGTGGACAGTTTATTCACGATGAAGAGACTGGCATTAGCAGTGTTGTAACGGAGGATGGCGATGTCAAACCAGTCAATGTATTCGCGGGTGTGGATCCCGCTACGGACTCTCAGCGTAGGGACGCTGATTATAGCGTTATCATCTATATTGCTTGCGATATGGACAATAATATTTATGTTCTCGAGTATCTTCGCAAGCGTTCATTACCTGTGCTCGGTATTCCAGGCTCAGATAAAAAGGGTATTGTCGACTATATTTTCGACTATGGAAAAATATATCATCCCTTAAATCATACCATTGAAGACACGACAATGTCCAAGCCAGTATTCCAAGCTATTCGAGCTGAAATGAGAAGAAGAAATGATTTCTCCATTGGCTTTCGTGAAGAGAAGCCAGGAACCAGGATGAGTAAAAGGGATAGGATACAGGGCATTTTAGCTCAAAGATTTGCTGTAGGCCAGATGCATATTAAGAAAACGCACTATGACTTGCAAAGAGAAATAATTACATTTGGACCCAGAATGGCCCATGACGATACTATTGATGCATTAGCATATGCATGCAAGTTTGCATATCCATGTGATTTTGGACAAGGAAAAGATGGGGTATGGAAGAAGAAGAAACCAGAAGCTAAATCTTGGGTAACAGCATGAGCATAGAAGATATATTAACAGAATTATGGAGGATAGCAGAAACTGGTAGCACTAAAAAGGAAACAGGCCTTGAAACAGCTGCTTTAAATTTTCAAGACGAACTGCTTTGGGAAAATAACTTCTTGGGAGCAGAAGCTA